AGGGGTTTCGGAGCGCAAATTATCTCTAGGCACGACACCAAAAAGTTGTTTCGATAGCTATAAGAACATACTTACCCCTACCCCTAAAAAATTAAAAACCGGCCATCATAGCACGGGATTTCTGCCCACGGGCTATAAATAACGCTACACTGGAGAACATGGCACTGATTACTAAGGCGGACGCCGCACGCGCCCTTGGCGTCACCAGCGAAGCGGTCTACGCCGCGATTCGCACAAACAGACTGTCTGTGGTACGCACTGGAGACGGTCGCGAACTCGTAAATTCCGCCACCATGCGCGAGGAGTGGGAGCGCAACACCCAGAAGCGCGTAGGCCGCGGACCCAAGCCCCCCGCTGGAACGATTGAGCGCACCCCTCTTCGCCCAGGCGAGACAACCCCCTCGCCCCGCAGCAGTGAGCTGGCCCGCACTGACGAGTCAATACCCGATTACAACGAGTCCCGCGCACGCACAGAACACCTAAAAGCCGAACTTTTAGAGCTAGAACGCAAGCAAAAAGAGCAGATTCTGGTAAAAGCGGAGGAAGTAGAGGCTAAGTGGGTAGAGATCATCACAATGGCCCGTACAAAGCTCCTAGGTATTCCAACAAAAGCCAAACAGCGTATTCCAGACCTCGACACTGACGCTGTAGGTATATTGGACGATATTGTGCGCGAAGCTCTTGAAGACCTCGCAACTACTCCCGATTCGTAAGCAGGTACACATGCAAGCGCCCATCCCTTCTACACTGTTACGCATAACCAACGCCGCTTACAAGGCATTCAAGCCGCCGCGCCGCCTTACACTAAGCGAATGGGCAGATACTTACGCATTCCTTAGCGTAGAAAGCAGCGCCGAGGGCGGACGTTGGCACACGCTACCTTACCAGAAAGAAATAATGGATGCCATAAGTGACCCGCAGATTGAGCAAGTGTCACTAATGAAGTCAGCGCGTGTGGGCTACAGTAAGATCCTAAACCATATAATAGCGTATCACATTCACCAAGATCCGTGTCCGATAATGTTAGTGCTACCTACTGTCGAAGATGCGCAAGGCTACTCTAAAGAAGAGATAGCCCCTATGCTGCGCGACACCCCTTGCTTAGTGGGCTTAGTGAGTGACGCAAAAGCTAAAGACGGCGCCAACACAATCCTACAAAAGCAATTCCCAGGCGGCACACTAGGCTTAGTTGGCGCAAACTCTCCGCGTGGTTTTCGTCGCGTAAGTAGACGTGTTGTACTGTTTGACGAAACCGACGGCTACCCAACGTCCGCAGGAAAAGAAGGCGATCAAATAAAGCTAGGCATACGTCGTACAGAATACTACTGGAACCGCAAAATCGTTGCAGGCTCCACCCCAACAATAAAAGACTTCAGCCGCATAGAACGCCTGTTCCTACAAGGGGATCAGCGCCGCTATTACGTGCCATGTCCCCACTGCGCCCACATGCAATATCTGCGGTGGACTCAATTCACCTGGAGCGACAACGACCCAGCTACCGCCGCCTACAAGTGTGAGTCCTGCAATCAGCTAATCCCTCACTCCAAGAAGCGTTGGATGGTCGAGCGAGGCGAATGGCGTTCCACCGTACCAGGCAACGGAAAACACATCAGCTTCCATATATGGGCCGCCTACTCCTATTCCCCCAACGCTACGTGGGCAAACCTAGTCGAAGAGTTCCTAGACTCCAAGAACGACGCCGAGCAACTAAAAACATTCGTAAACACAGTCTTAGGAGAAGTGTGGGAAGATGAGTACGCCTCGAAGGTCGGAGCTTCCGCACTGCTGGAACGCTCCGCCCAAGAAACCTACGAAGCCTTGATAGTTCCGTCCACCGCCCTGGCTCTGACGATCGGATGCGACTGCCAAGACGACCGCTTGAGCCTCAGCGTGTGGGCGTGGGGACGAGAGGAAGAGGCGTGGCTGATAGACCGCAGCAAGCTATACGGCGATCCATCGCGCCCCGACGTATGGAAACAGCTGGACGAAGTGCTGGCACGCCCTTTCCTGAGCGAGGACGGCATCGACATTCGCATAAGCATCTGCGCCATTGACTCCGGCGGTCACCACACTGCCGCCGTCTATGCCTACGCTCGCGACCGTGCTGCCAAAGGCGTAATCGCCATCAAAGGCATGTCAACAAAGGGCAAGCCGCCGATCGGCAAGGCCAGCAAGGTGGACCTCAACCACAAGGGTCAGACGCTCCGCAAAGGAGCCCAGGTATTCCCCGTCGGTTCCGACGCAATAAAATCTCTTCTATTCGGTCGTCTAAAGCACAACGAACCCGGTCCAGGCTACTTGCACTTTCACAGCAAGACACCCTTAGACTACTTCGAGGAGCTTACGGCCGAAAAGCAGGTAATGCGCTACAAAAACGGCTTCCCGCAGCGAGTGTGGGTAAAGAAAAGCAACCAAGCAAACGAAGCCTTAGACGAACTGGTCTACGCCTACGCTTCGCTGCACCGCCTCTACCAACTATACGACCGCCGCACTATATGGGATCAGCTGGAACGCAAACTACGCCCATCGCCAGACGACGCGCCGCAGGCGTCGCCTCGTTCCGCCGCCGCCTTTAACGTGCTCAACCGCTAGGTCCGCCGAAGCGATCATGCCATAGCGCATATCACTGCACCGCCTACAGCCTAGACTTACACGAAATGCGCACCGTCGATGGCATTCCCACCAAAAATATACGCAGGCGATGCCGTAAGCTGGACGGACGATTTTGCGCCAAACGCTAACACCTACGTCTATTATTTTCGCACTAACACTACGGCCGGCGCCACAGCTTCCGGCACACTGAGCAACGGCGTTTGGTCATTCGCTTTATCTGCAGCTACAACAGCGGCCTTCTCCGCCGGTCAATGGTACTACCAAGCAGTCAGCGCCACCTCCTTACAGCCCACAACAGAACGTAATGGCGGATTCGTTGTACTCCCTTCTTTGGCCTATGTAGGTTCCCCTACCGCCCTCGACCTGCGCAGTCAAGCTCAGATAGACCTTGATGCGGTTGAAGTCGCGATAAGGGCACTCGCAACGGGAGCACAGGAATATCGAATCGGCACTCCTACTGGAGGTCGCATGGTAAAACGTGCTGACCTCGCGCAACTGATCGCATGGCGCGATCGTCTCAAGGCGGATGTCGCTCGCGAAAAGCTCGCCGAAAACGTCGTCAACGGTAGGGGCGACGGTCGCTCCATCTACGTCCGCTTCACCTGATCTGCCATGGGCCTCCGCACCTGGTTCCTCCGCCAAATCACCAAATCGTCACGATGGGGCCGGCGGGCTTACGACGCCGCCAGGTGGAACCGCTTCACCGCCGACTTCTACGCTTCCGGCAGCAGCGCCGATGCTGAGATCCGCGGCAGCCTCAAAGTGCTGCGCAACCGCAGCCGTGCCCTGGTCCGCGACAACCCCTACGCACGCCAAGCCAAACGCACCACCCAAATCAACGTCATTGGCGCCCGTGGCATCCAAATGCAACCTCAGGTGCTTCGCATAGATAGCCAGGAGAAGGACGAACGCCGCAACACCGCATTGCTCTCCGCCTGGAACCGTTGGTGCCGTTCCGACTCCTGCGACGTAACCGGCCGCCTAAGTTTCCACGGAATCGAACTCGCAATAACCGGCGCTTTACCCGAATCAGGAGAGATAGGCATTCGCCTGGTCCGCCAGCCCATGGGCCGCAGCAAAGTTCCACTCAGCTTAGAGCTAATCGAATCCGATCAGCTAGACGACGAGTACACCGGAATAAGCGACAGACCCAACCACTACTGGCGTATGGGCGTTGAACTGAACGAGTGGGGCAGACCAACTCGCTACGCAATCCTCCGCAAACATCCCGGAGACGTAGAGTTCGCCACCTATACAAACACAAACGAAAAGCATCTGTTCGTAGACGCCGCCGACTTCATTCACGTCTACCTACCGGAGCGCGTCGGTCAGACAAGAGGAGTGCCCTGGTTCGCTTCAATCATCACCACATCTTGGAACCTCGCTAAGTACGAAGAGGCGCACTGGACTCGTAAGCGTGTTCAAGCCAATAGCCTCGGTTGGATCCAAACACCGGAGCCGGATGCGTTTGGAAGTACAAATCCCGACGGAACACCAGCCCTTGAAGATAACAAACGCCTTTGGAATACCGAACCGGGCAGCTATAACTTCCTTTTGCCAGGCGAAACTGCCATCCCGCCCGACTTCGGACCCGATGACGGACAGTACGAGGCCGTGGTCCGCACACTTGCTCGGCGTTTCGCTGCCGGCTACGGATGCTCATACGAGACATTAAGTCGTGACTTCTCCGAAACGAACTACAGTTCATCACGTCTAAGCATCTTAGAAGATCGCGACCACTGGCGCGTGATCCAGTCCGTTCTTATCCAACAAGTACACCAGCGCGTATTCGAGGAATGGTTGAGTGCTGCAGCGCTTAGCGACCTTCCTATGCCTATGTTTAGCGACGTATGGTCGCGTCCTGAGCGCTACAACACTCCGCACTGGCAAGCGCGTGCTTGGAGCTGGGTTGATCCTGCTAAGGAAATGAAGGCCATGGAAATGAGCCGTGCCTTGCAGCTGCAAACCCACGCCGAACAGATCATGGAATATACGGGCAACGACTTTGTAAACACTATGAGTAGTATCGCTAAAGAAAATGAGCTGAAAGAGCGACTCGGTGTTATGCCCACGATTGCGCCATCCGTACCGCCGGCTTCGTTCGACTCACCAGCGCCGCCGCCGGATCGCAATGCTGTACCGCTACACCTAGACGGAGAACCCGCGCCTCTCAACCTACGCTTGGATCTGAGCGCCGCGGCTAAGTCGCAACGCCCGTAAGTCTCACCGACAGTTTCCTGCTCGACATGGCCACCGTAAACGGCACCGAAATCAACTTGATGCCCACTGAGGGTATGCGCAAGGAGGCTGAGCGGTATCGTGCCTGGAAAGCCGATGGACGCGCTGGCGGAACCAGTGTCGCCGCACGCCGCGCTACTCAGATCCTCAGCGGCAACGAGTTAAGCCCAGCCACCGTGTTGGTCATGAGCGCATGGTTTGCTCGCCATGAGGTAGACAAGCAGGGTGAGGGCTATTCCCCCGGCAGCCCTGCCTACCCCTCGCCAGGAAGGGTCGCCTGGGCCGCCTGGGGCGGAGATCCCGGCAAAACGTGGTCCGACGCTAAAGCTAAGACAATAAAGAACGCAACAGATAAATCCCATGGTGCGGAGCCTGAACAACGCGAGCTTACGCCCGACCTCACATCTACACAGTATGCATTGTACGAAGCCCTGGAGGAAGTTGTAGACGACTTTGGGCAGTTCGACCAAGGCAGCGGCGCCCACGGCGCTCACTACATGCCCTCCAGCCCTTTCAGTGCTGAGGGTATGCAGTGCGCTAATTGTGTTTTCTACGCAGGGCCGCGTGGTTGCGAAATTGTTGAAGGTGATATTGCCCCAGAAGGTGTGTGCAAGTTCTGGATTATCCCAGAAGCCTTGTTGAATGGTCAGCCTGAAGGGCGGTCCGTAGCCGACCCCGACACTGTATTTGCAGCCGCAGCAGCGATGCGAGCCGCCGCAGGCGAGCTTAACGAAGGCGACTTTGTTGCGTGGCAGTCTAGCGGCGGCACTGCCCGTGGCCGTATTGAGCACGTAATGCGCACAGGCACGCTCGGCGTACCAGGCAGCGCCTTCAGCATCGACGCTACCGCTGACGACCCAGCCGCTCTGATCCGTATCTACCGCCCCGAGCGAGACGGCTGGAACGAAACCGAAACCCTGGTAGGTCACAAGTTTTCGACGTTGCGCAAAATAGAGGCGCTTCCTGCCCCTTCCTCCGACTCCAACGACGATCGCGACCTAGAGCAGAGGCCATACCCCAACGAACACGCAGCCCGCCTGTTGGATCCTGCGCAGTTCGACAGCTTTCGCCGAAAGAATAACGATTTTGCTCAAGGCGTAGACTCCATCTACGGGCTCAAAGGCGACGATCCCGTACGTCTACAAGCCTTGCGGTTCGATGCCACGCGCTTTACGGTTAGCGAAGCTAAGGAGTGGCTTAGCGCTCACGATTACAGGCCCTTGTCCTTCGAGCCCGCAACAGGCAAAGCCATGAACAACAAAATCGACGTAAAAGACTTACGAAAAGAGGTGTTTCGACGTGAAGCGCCTCAGGGTCTTCGCATCGAAGAAAGCGACAATGCCGGCCTCACGTTCAGTTTCAGCTCCGAGGCTCCGGTAGAGCGCTGGTGGGGCCGCGAAGTCCTGGTGCATGACCACGGCGCAATGGACTTAGGTCGTATGAACGATGGCGGTCCCTGGCTTTGGAACCACAACCGCGACGTAGTTTTAGGGGTTGCGGAGAAGGCATGGCTCGGATCCGATCGACGCCTGTATGTCAAAACGAAATGGAGCCCAAATACCGACGAGAAAGGAAGCGAAGAATACAAACGGCGTCGTGACATCGAAGCAGGTATTATCAGAAACGTATCATTCGCCTATGAAGTAAACGACGTACGTGAGGCCGAAAACGGCGATATGCACGTAGTCGCCTGGAACGTACTCGAAGTGTCCTCCGTAAGCGTGCCAGCGGATCAGACTGTCGGCGTAGGACGAGCGCTCGACGAGACTCCAAACGCCGCCACGTTGCCTATGTCGCACGAAGCAGATCAAGCAGCGGAGTCTACACTAGGTACTAAGCAGACCGCCGAGCGCGGAACTGACGCCCCCAAAGATCCTCCACCCATGGAACAGACCATCAATGTCCAGGAGGTCCAATCCGCCGCTCGGCAGTCCGAGCGTGAGCGCGTTGCGACCATTCGCGCTATGTGCGAGCAACACAAAGTCGGCAACGACTTAGCTGATACCCTGATTAACAACGACTCGACCATCGAACAAGCCCGTGAAGCCGTGCTGAATCAACTTGGCCGCACCCGTGTCGAATACCAAGGCCGGGTACACGATAGCGATACAAACTCAGTCGGCCTTACGGACAAGGAAGCTCGTAGCTTCTCCTTCCTTCGCGCCATCAACTACCTCACCAACCCCGGCGACCGCGCTACTCGCGAAGCTGCTGCCTTCGAGATCGAAGTAGGGGAAGCTGCTGCCAAGAAGTATGAGCGTGCCTCCAATGGTATCGTCGTCCCCAACGAGGTGCTTCGTCGCGATCTCGTCGTCGGCACCTCCACCGCAGGCGGTAACCTGGTAGCCACTGAACTCCTGTCCGGCAGTTTCATCGATCTTCTGCGCAATCGCATGGCGATGATGCAGGCCGGCTTGACCATGCTTAGCGGCCTGCAGGGCAACATCAGCATCCCGAAGCAAACCTCAGCCGCGACCGCCTACTGGGTAGGTGAGAATGCTTCGCCTACCGAAAGCCAGCAGGCAATCGAACAGGTGAACATGACGCCCAAAACCATCGGGGCTTTTGTTGACTACAGCAGGCGTCTTCTGCTGCAGTCCTCAATCGATGTCGAGAGCATGATCCGCACTGATCTTGCTCGCGTAATCGCTCTTGAGCTGGACCGCACTGCCATCTACGGCACAGGTTCCACGAACCAGCCTCTCGGTCTGACGAACACCACAGGCATCGGCACGCAAACGATCACCACCTACGGTACGTTTGCGGAATACATCGCCATGGAAACTGATGTAGCCGTTGCTAACGCCGATGCCGGCTCCATGCGCTACATCGTGAATGCCGCTGCACGCGGCGCTCTCAAAAGTACCGAAAAGTCCACCAGTTCGGCCGCGCAGTTCGTCTACGAGAACAACGAGATCAACGGCTACCCCGTCATCGTCAGCAACCAGCTTGCCGGCAACGATTGCCTGTTCGGAGATTTTTCGCAGTTCGTCGTTGGCATGTGGTCCGGCCTCGATCTCACCGTGGATCGCTCCGCCGGTAGCACTGCCGGTACCGTGCGGATCATCGCACTCCAGGACGTTGACTTCGCCGTCAAGCAGCCCGGCGCCTTCTGCTTCGGCACCTGATCGCCATGTGGATCGAAATCACTCGTTCCGTAATCGTCGCTGGGGAGCCGGTCCAAGCCGGCTCCGTCATCGATGCCGCCCCGGCTACGGCTGCTCTGCTTATCGGCATGAACAAGGCGCGTCCTGCCGCCGAGCCTTCGCCGCCTACTGAGCCGAGCATCGAACAGGTAGCCCAGCCCAAGCCGCAGCCCACTCCCGAGGCTGCCAAGCGGATCCGCAAGCCAGCTCCCACACCCGAGGCCGACCAATGACCATTCTCCAACAGGCGCTGGATAAACTCCAGCTCTCCACGCTCCACGCCACCGCGGCACGTACTGCCACCGGCAGTGCCACTGGTGTGGACATGCAGGCACGCGACGGCGACCTTTACCTTGTGCTCGATTCCGCCGCCGGAACCGGCACGACGCCCACTCTCGACGTTACGGTCGAATCGAGCGACACACTGGCGGGCACGTACACCGCCATCACCGGCGCCGCATTCACCCGCGTAACCACCACTGCTTCGCAGCAATCGCTAACGATCAGTAAGGACGAAGCCCGGCGTTTTATCCGCGTGACCTACACGATCGGCGGCACCACTCCCTCGTTCACGTTCTCTGTGAGCGCGATCGGCGTCAACAAGTACGGCTGATACCCAGCAGAAACGCCCCGTCTGCCACCAGGCGGGGCACCCCTAGCCCTCACATCACCGGAGCCGCTCCATGCCATTCGGATACGACAGCGAGTACGATGTAGCGGACCTAGGTACGCTGTCTGCAGTCGGGGTATCGGCAGCGCAACGCACAACAGGCGCCGCTTTGGCGTTCCAGCTTCTAGTTAGCGAAGTAGGTACAAATGTCGTCGTGCGGTTAGAAGGTAGTCTTGACGACGTTAGCTACTTCAACCTCAACGCAAGCGGTAGCGACTTTACCCTAACGTCTAACGGCGCTACGGGTTATTTCCTTACCGCTCCTGTGAAGTATGTGCGCTTTAGGCTTGTCTCAATTACCGGCGGCACCCCCACAGTGAACTGCTTACTCGGGACTATCTGAACATGAAAAGCCTCAACCAGAACCCGGTAACAGATGCGCCGTCTAGTGCGACGCTCCTAGTCGCTGGCTCGCAAGTAGCAGTAAGCGCGAGCTTCGCCCGCCCAGCAAACACCACAGCCTATACAGCACTCAGCGTTGTCAGCGACAGCACTACTGCGCCAACTATTCTTACGTTTGCAAATAGTGCGCGTGTGAGCGGCGGCAGCGGCCTGATCCTGTCGGCGCGTCACGCAAAAAGCAGCACAACTACCGCAGCAGCTAGTTTCAGGTTGTGGCTATACCGCGCAACCGTTGCAAACATTAACGACGGTTCGCAGTTTCCGTTGCTCTATGCAAATCGCACGAACCGCTTCGGCTTCATCGACTTCACCCACACCACCCAAGGCACCGGATCAGATTCGACATCTAGCCTGGTGACATTCGTCAACCTGCCGTTTGTGGCGACAACCACAAGCCTCTTCGGTGTATTGGTGGCCCTCGGTGCTTACGTGCCGACCAGCGGTGAGCAGCATCACATCGAACTGCACATTGCGCAGAACTGATGACGTTGGCACTCCCGACCCGACGTGCCGCTCTGCTGGCGCCGCCGTGGGCGCCGCCGGACCTTTGGCGCCGCGCCCAATCTGTCCCTTCGCTCGATCTGCGCTTTGCTGAGCGCAAAGACCTGATCGACGTTATCAGCGGCCTGTCGCTGATCACGTACACCCGCGCTGGTTCTGCAACGTTCGTGGGTAGTGGCAGGATGGTTGAAACCGCTGGCACGAACGTGCCGCGCTTCGATCACAACCCCACCACGGGCGAAAGTCTCGGCCTGCTAGTGGAAGAGCAGAGAACGAATCTGCTGCTGCACAGCCGCACGCTGACCAATGTCGCGTGGGTGGCCACAAATATCACCCCCGCAAAGGATGAGACGGGCGCCGATGGTGTCGGCAACAGCGCCAGCAGCATCACCGCCACAGCCGCCGATGGCACGATCCTGCAGACCGTCACCAGCGCCAGCGCAGCACGTGCCACCACTGCCTACGTGAGGCGCATCACAGGCAGCGGCGCCATCGAGATGACACAGAACGGCGGCACGACCTGGACCGCCATCACGGTCACCAGTAGCTGGAGCAGGGTCAGTATTCCCTCCGCCACGGTGACCAATCCGAGCGTAGGGTTTCGCATCGCGACTAGCGGTGATGCAATCGCGGTCGATTATGTGCAATGCGAAACTGGTACATTTGTTACCAGTGCGATTGAAACTACGACCGCTGCAGTGACCCGTAGCGCTGATGTAGTCAGCATCACTGGCACGAACTTCAGCAGCTGGTATCGGCAGGATGAAGGGACGATCTACGCAGACGTCGTGACCACCAGCAGAGGGCACAACTCGTTCCCGCGTCTTGTCGCTTTTCTCTCCTCTGATGTAAACAGCACCAACGCAGCACAGATATTCACAAGAAACGTCGGAGCGCTTGACGATTACAAACTACTTAGTGGCTTTTCTGACGGTGTGGTTCCTGCTGTTTTCGACGCCCCCGTCTCGGCTCCATTTGGAGAAGGTCGCGCTGCTCTAGCCATAAAAGCAGATGATGCTGCTTATTCTGTCAACGGTTCAGCAGTCTTAATAGATACAAGTTGCGCCGTTCCGACTCCAATTCAAGCGAGGCTCTTCGGGCAAGCACGTTTTCAGCCAAACTCATCTGGTTACATCCGCCGCCTCACATACTGGCCCCAGCGCCTCAGTAACTCCATCCTACAAACTCTCACCCGATGACAACTCACTACCTCCGCTTCCCCAACGAACTCACCGGAATGGCGGCCCTGGCAGCTGCAGGGTTCACCACCACTGACGAAGATGGCGCCACCGTTGTCATTACCGCCAGCCACTCGCACGCGCTGGATGTGATCGGCCCGTTGTGGATCGACGGCTGGTTACTGCAGGACTGGCACGTCAACTTCATCGGCACCCTACCGGATGACTGGCAGCAGTACGTCATCGCGCCAAAGCGGCCTTCGAGGGTATTCGCATGATCGAAGATGATCCGGCCCTGTTCCTAGCCGACTTTGGCGTTGATGTAGTCGCCGGCACTGTAGTCGGTAAGGGCATACTCGATATGCCTAGCGAACTAATTGTAGACGGCCAAGTCATTAGCACAGATTACACATTAACGTGCGAATCTGCCAAGTTCGGCAATCTCGCGTACGGTTCACACCTAAGCGTAAACGGCACCCTTTATACGGTAAGGGTTGCCACACTCGTATCCGACGGCGTATTCACACAGTTAGTGCTACAACGCGATTTAGAAACAACATACACGCAGACACCTGCTGCTGTCAACGCAAACGGTGCTGCTGCTCAAATCGACGACTTTGGTATCGTCCAGCTGCACCCACAAATTCAAGGAGGTTCCGCCTCGACTGTCTATATTGACGGCAACGCCATAAGCGGAGGAACGGCATGAGTACCATTGCACAAATACAACTACGCAGCGATACAGCCGCAGTTTGGACCTCCGCTAACCCTACACTCGCCCTTGGTGAGCCTGGCATAGAATCCGATACCCGTAAGCTGAAAATAGGAAACGGCACCACAGCCTGGAACGCTTTACCTTACTTCATTAGCGGCGTGCATGTAAGGGGACAAGCCAGTTACACTTCTACCGGCAGTACGCCAATAGCCACCCAAGGCACTTACGTTACCACGGGACTTACAGCAACACTCGACAGCAGCACAGCATACGGCATATCCTTAGGTGTTATAGACACATTCGGCCTGAAGAACACTAGCGGCTCTACGCAGCTTGTAAGCGTGTGCGCTGCCATTGACGCACACGCTGGAAATAACCAAACCATAGGATTGCGCCTAGCTAAGAACGGCGTAGGCATAACCGAAAGCGAATGTCGCACGTTCAGCAGCAATAATGACTCGCCCCTAACCCTCACCTGGTTAGTTCTGCTAGCCGCTAATGACGAAGTGAGTTTACAGGTCGCTAACCATAGCGCTACAACAGCCATATCCATCAAGCGCGGTCGTATTACGCTTACAGGACAGAACCAATGAGCACAAAGCGTGAGCAGATCCTAAGTGCTATCTTTACCGCACTCGTAGGTACTACAGGCGTGGGTACACGCATTTACCGTAGCCGTGTCGAGCCTGTAGCACGTGCAGAAAGCGCAGCGCTTATAGTCGAACCCGTAAACGATATACCGACGCAGAACACATCGTTACCGACCTTAGACCATACACTAACGGTCCGTGTAGTTGTAATAGTGCGCAACAACGTACCTGACCAAGCCGCTGATCCCATAATCGAATCCTTACACGGCAAACTTATGGCTGACCTAACGTTGGGCGGATTGTGTATAGACGTACAACCTGGCCCTACGGAATTTACCATGGAAGCCGCGGACACTCCAGTAGGCGTAATCTTTTGCATGTTCAGAGTTCTGTACCGTACCTCGGTGGCCAGCCTCAGCAGCTAGACAGCAGCGCCGCCTCGATCTTCACAAGCCTGCGGATCTAGGCTGTCTTGTGAATACCGCAGGTAGGGGGATACCCCTAAATACGCATGGCACTGACTAGGAAGCGCTTCATTCTGGTCAAGAAGGAAGCAACCTACGGAACCGACAGCTCCCCTGTAGGCGGCGACGCGCTGCTGGTACGCAACCTTGACATCACGCCGATCGAGGCCGATCTCGTCAGCCGCGACCTTATCCGCCCCTACCTCGGAAATAGCCCTTCGCTGATTTCCAACAGTCGCGTAAGTGTCACGTTCCAGGTTGAGCTTGCGGGTTCTGGCACCCTTGGCACGGCTCCGCGCTACGGCGCCGTTTTGCAGGCGTGCGGCATGAGCGAGACCATCGCCCCATCCACTAGCGTAACCTACGCCCCAGTAAGCGCTCTGTTCTCTAGCGCTACAATTTACTTTAACAATGACGGTGTGCAGCATAAAGTTACCGGCTGTAGGGGTACGTTCACGATTAACGCGACTGTTGGACAGATTCCCACGATCGACTTTACGATGACAGGCGTTTACAATGCGCCTACCGATACTGCTGCTCCGTCTGTCACCTATGCCGACCAAGCCAGTCCTCTCATCTTCAAGGAGGGCAACACGTCGGCATTCCAGTTCTTCTCTTACGCCGGGTGCCTTCAGTCCGTCACTTTCGATATCGCTAACAGTATCATTTACCGCGAGCTGGTAAACTGCACAAAAGAGGTGCTCATTACCGACCGTAGGCCGTCCGGCACGGTGATGATCGAAGCGCCGGCCCTGTCGGTCAAGGACTACTTCAACATTGCGCAGACCGAAACCACCGGCAACTTGACGTTCCTGCACGGCACCACTGCAGGTAACCGCGTCACGTTCAACGCCGCTCAGTGCGATGTCTCCAACCCCTCGTACGGCGATCAGGACGGCGTTCAGATGCTCAACATTCCATACATCGCTGTCCCAACCACTGCCGGCAATAACGAGGTGAGCCTGGTTTACACCTGATCAGCGCCCCCTTCACCCGCACGCCGTATCCCCCACTTCAATGGCCAGAACCGCCTCTCCGCCTACTCCTGCCCCGTTTCCCTCCGAGGGCGGTAGCTACCTCCTCGACGAGAAGACCGGGCGCCTGCAGCTGCTGGACCGCACCCAGCCCGCTTCCCCCAAGTGGGCAGTGGCCCAGGACGCACCGCCCGTTGTCGAGGCGCCAGCCTCCGATCCTCCGGCGGACACCCCCATCGCCTAAGCGCATCGCCGCGGATCGCCGCCGATCCTAACCGGCGCAGCGCAACGCAGCGCAACGCAGCGCAACGCAACCCACGCTGTAAGCCTCACCCCTTACAGCGTGGGCTTTTCGCGTCTACAGTAGCTAAGTGTCCATCCATCACCGCTCTAATGACATTCGTACGCAAGGCAGTTAAAACGTTCAAGTGGCCTGCTACCATCGAAGAGCCTGCGGATGGCGGCCTGTTTGACTCCAGCACATTTGACATTACGTTTAAGCGTCTAGGCCGTAAGGAGTTCGGCAAACTCAGCGAGAAAGGTGATCTGGTACTGCTCAAAGCCGTTGTCCTCGACTGGACCGGCATTACTGACGAAGACGGCACCGAAATCCCGTTTTCCATGCAAGCACTTACCGATTTTGCCGACGACCCATACTGGGTACGCGGCGTACTAAAAGCCTATACAGAAACGTTCGAGGGCGCTAAGCAGGGAAACTGAGAGGGGCGGCGGAGTTCTGGGTAAGCGGCGGTAGGCGGGAAGATGACGATACTGACGATGATGCCAAAGTCCTCGGTATCGTCGTACCGCCACCCGCAAGCCCGCGTCCCACCGCCGCTTATGAGGTATGGGAAGAGAACTGGGACATTGTAATGATGTTCCTGCGAATGCAAACTCAATGGAATACGACCATGGCCGGCTATCTGGGCCTGAAGTACGACGTACTTCTTATGCCCGGCGGGCTGATGGACCTATACTGTGTGGACGACCGCCTCGCGATGCTGGAGGGCCTGCAGACCATGGAGACTGCCGCCCTCAGCGCCATGGCTAAGCAGGAGGCTAAGTAATGGCCAGACAGATCGAAGATATTATTGTACGCCTAGGCTTAGAGAAGTTTGAGGGGCTAGACAAGATACGTGGCGCTTTTCGTGACCTAGGTAGGGTTACGAAGATGTCCGAACAGGACATCGTTAGTGCGCGTAATAGTATATTTGAGTTTGCCAGAGAAGCGGGTAACACCGAAGCTGTAACCAAAGGTTTGGTGTCCGCGCTACAAGGTTTGCGGTCACAAGCCGACATTTGCGGCGATGCGTATAGAGAACTAAGTCGCGATATTGCAAACACAGAAGCCGCTTCACGCGGGTACACCGCACAAGCGTTAGCCCAACGGAATAGTCTGAATGCCCAGTATGGGGCTATTACAAACAATACAGAAGCGCTGCGCCGTCAGCGTACCGCTCTCATCGAACTGCAACAAGCAACTAGGGGAGGGTCACAACTATTTACGCAGCTCGGTGCAGATATACAAAGAACCGCAGCCCGACTCGAAGAGATAGAAGGAATACAAAGACGTACCAATGCAACTCTGAGTAGGGGACTACCTACGTCTTCGGCAAAAATCCGTAGAGACTTACAAGATGTACGCGATCGAATCTCCCTAGAGCAGGCAGAACTAGAGCGCCTACAGACACTTACTGCTGCAGAACGTAGACAATTCAGCCAAGGCACAGAGCTACGCGGACAAGCTGGCGTAACCCGAG